CACCCCGGAGGGGCCCAAGCAGCTGGTGAAAATGGGGGCCTATGTGGTGGTGTTCCCGGACAGGAAATACGCCAGCACCCTGGACGGCGGGGACTTCGGCAGCCTGGAGGCCCGGTTCGAAGGAAACGACGCGGTATTGACCCCCTGCACCCTGGAAGGCACAGACCGGATTCCGGCGCACGTACAGTCCGCCGAGCCAAAGGAGCCGGAAAACGGCACCCTCTGGCTGGACACGGCATCTTCCCCCGCCGTGCTGAAGGAATGGTCCGCCGCCTCCAACCTCTGGGTCGCAGTGGAAACACCCTATGTGCGCATTGACGCTCCGGGCATTGGCCTTTGCTTCCGGCAATACGACGGCGTGACCCTTTCGGGCACGGATGCGCTGGACGGGGCCAATGTGATCTGGCAGGCGGAGGAAAATTTCGTCGTGGTCTCCGGCGTATTGGAGGGGCAGCAGAAAATCGGTACGCTGCTTTTGTCCCGGACCGTACCGGAAATGGACTATGTCATCGAGTGCGGCAACCGGCTCTGGGGCTGCCGGGCGGGAACGGACCGCCAAGGAGATCCCGTCAATGAGATCTACGCCTCCAAGCTGGGAGACTTCCGGAACTGGAACTGCTTCATGGGGCTGACCACGGACAGCTATGCCGTCACCGTGGGTACCCAGGGGCCCTTCACCGGGGCCATCACCTACCTTGGCAATCCCCTGTTTTTCAAGGAGGACTGCCTGTATAAGATCTACGGCAGCTACCCCGCCGCCTTTCATGTCCAGTCCACGGTATGCCGGGGCGTGGCCCGGGGCAGCGGCGGGAGTCTGGCCATTGTGGGGGAGACGCTTTTCTATAAGTCCCCCATGGGCGTGTGCGCCTACGACGGCGCTCTGCCCGCAGAGGTGGGCAGAGCGCTGGGCACGGAGCCGCTGGAAGGGGGCATCGGCGCAGGCTGGGCCGGGAAATATTTCCTGAGCCTGCGGGAGAGCACCGGAACGGATGCCCTGTATGTCTACGACAAGCTGCTGGGCCAGTGGCACCGGGAGACGGGCTTCGAAGCCCGGCAGATGGTGTCCCACGGCGGGAAGCTCTACGGTCTGGACGAAAGCGGTGAAATGTGGCTGCTG